TTGATAACAGCTTGACGATCTCTCTTCATTATCTTTCCTCTTTTTATGTATATTCCTTGCATATTATAACAGAATTTTTGTATTTTTTCATGGAATATCAACCCCTTTTTCATAGGTTTTATTAGAGTGATAGCAAAGCGATTTTGTGAGCTATTTTAGTAATTCATACCCCTTAAGTTGCCGTTTGCTTACCTCAAAAGTTAGCAAAATAGAAAGCAAAAAAATACCCGTTAGGGTATCAATCAATTTATAAGTTTAATATTCAAGAGAACTCGCCCCTAATCGTTCAACGTTGAACGATTTAAGGTATCAATCAATTTACGAGTTTAGCAGGCAAGAAAAGACACCTCCAATGGTGTCTTTTAATTATATTTTATCAACGTTATTACTTAATTTTTAATATCATTACCACTAATTCATCCTTAGAAGCATTAGGGGCAATTGTTTTAAAACCAAAAGAGCTATAAAAATTAATCAACTTAGGGTGATTTTCGCATTCTAACCATACATATTTTGCACGTATAATATTAGAAGCCTCTTCAACTTTATCAAAAGCTAAAGTTAATAAATCTCCTCCAGTAATTAAATTTGAAGCCTCCTTAGAAAAATTTTTTCCTAACTGACCAATCAAGTAGCTATTAATTTGAAACTTTTGTCCTATAGCACGTCCATGTTGCTTTAACTTATTTTGTTGATTATTACTTAAAGCGTCAAAATTTCTCTTTGACATTGTTAAGGGTTTGTTCGCTAAAGAAAAGAAGCCAACTAAAATATTGGTTTCTCTTTCAAAAACTAAATAAGTCGAAGCGATAGCAGCTCTTTCAAATTGAATTGCCTTTTTATGTAAAAAAATTTCAATATCGTTGGGATGTGCTGAGTTGCTTTTAAAACTTAAGATTATTTTTTCCAACTCTTCCTTATCCAATGCTTCTATTAGATTAGTCAACGATACTACTTTATACACACCTATTTATCCTTTTTTAAACATTGATCTGATTTCTTCTAAACTTTGAATATCACTCGCTTTAACATCTCTTGAGCGTTTAAATTTACGAGTTTCTGATAAAGCAGAAATTAAATTATCAGCAGAACGTCGATTAAAAGTTAAATCTGTTGTAAAACTTTTAGTTGCCATTTTAATTCCCCCTTAAATAGATATCGTACAAGAATACATATTCCTATACAACATCATTATATATCTTATAGTCGCTTTTATCAAGGCTTTTTAAATTATATTCACTAGCTAAAGTAAAATGTTTTCATATTTTAATGTTTTTTAGTTCCTTTATTATATCCGATACCTTTTCTAAACTCAATGTTTCGTGTGGCTCAACTCGTTCACCGTCTAAAACGTAGTCATGGATCTTACCATTCTTTCGGACAATCTGGACAGTATCACCTTTAATAAAACCCTTGTCCATAGCCTCTTTAAATTCATCATAGGTTAGCATTATATTATTCTCCTTTCCTATACTATTCGTAATTGATACAGAAAAATACGTGTTTTTTTAAGTAATTCTATTATAGCGAAAATCTTAGCATAAATTGGTATAGACACCCTATAAAAAACTAGAAAAAATTGCGCGTGATGTAAGACAACACCTTGTCGTGGCTCTCCAGACGGCAATATAGGGGCGGGGGGTGCATTTAAAAATAGCCCGAGTATATCGGACTATTCTTTGTATAGGGCGTGTTAAGGACGTTATAGAGGGGTTTTAGTTTGTCTCTTTTGGGCTACCGTCTGGGTTAAGATAGCCTTGCTGAATACCCCATTCAACTTGGTCATCATGCCATTGTTGACGTGCCTCATTCTGACCTTGCTCACGCGCAACCTCGGGTGAGTCTGCAGGTATGCCACCATAACCCGGTGTGTATCCATACTGGTCTTGAGCTTGTCGTAACGTGTCTTGTGGTGGTGTTACTCCGTCAGCTTGCGTGCTAGGTGCTTGCTCGCTTTGTGTCGGTTGTTCCTGCGTTTGAGACGTTTCACTAGGTGTTTCTTTAGATGAACTTGACGTACTATGTTTTGATACCTTTGTAACTGTCGTAGGTTTGTTTTTTACTTCCTTTGTTTTCTTACTTGGTTGCGTGGTTACGATAGCAACAACAATTACAAGGATAGCTAATGGCAATATATACCACTTATATTTCTTAATGATATCCATATCTTAACCTTTTTCTACTTGGTTTCTATGACACATTATAGCCTAACTATTCCATTCATTCAATCCATTATCAAATATTGCTTTACTAATAACATTCCACTATTTTCTACTATCTATGACGTTTCATTCTAGTATTTTCTATCATTTATGGTTTCCATTCCCATATTTTCCAATAATATAGTAGTGTTTTATACCAACATTTTCCAACATTTCCCTATAATTAGGGCGTTAAGAACGTTCACCGCTCCATGTAAAGAGTAACTAGAAAAATCAAGATCATATCATAGTTTAATCCCACTTAACCATAAGTCTTCACCTTTGCGCCAATATTGATAATACTTAGCTCTATGCTTGTAATAGGTTTTCCAGTGCATTCCTTTTGGCTTATCGGGAAAATCGGGAGTTATGTAGTCCTTTGCTTCATATCCAGTCACTATCTTTTGAGCTTCTTTAACTGCCTGCTCCCAATAATAAACACAGTCAGTCTTACTTCGGTTTAATGTTCTATTATGCAACCCTAGACACTTTCGACATGATAAGGCTTCGCAATACCAATATAAGCTCGTTCTAGCCTCTCCACAGTTAGGGCAATATAAATAATAGCGATAGCCTCCATAGTTTAATGACTGCCGTTTTAGGGGCGTTTCTTGACCGTTATAAACTATGGTCAACTTATCCAAGTCTAGCCATACCCTAGCTTTGCCGTGTGCTATCTTTGCTTTGGTTAGGTTGCTAGCTTTGAGAACGTCTATAAACGCCTTTAATTCAATTTCTATCACTTTGACACCTCGCCTTATATATATGAACAACCCAACTATTCAAGCAAATCAACAAGTTCACCGTTTCGATAGTTTTCAGCAAAAGCTAGACAAGCTAGGTTAACTAGCTCTTGAAATCTTGTTTTAGCGTAGCCTAATTCTTGACCGATAGCCCAGTTTGGTGCTGGTGGAGATTGTAAGAAACGGCGATAGATAATAACCCTATATCGTTCATCAATGATACTTCTGTGTGCTTCCTCAATAGCTTCCAGCTCATTTATGGCATTCATTCGTCTTAGGGTTAGTGTTTCAACAATGTTACTGCGGTTATTGTTCTTAGAACGTGGCTCAAAGGTATAATTTGCCGTTATACGCTGCTCAGCGCTATCACGCGCAATCTCTCGCCATCGTGGGTATTCTCGAAGTTTCTTTTTAGCGTTCTTAATTGTCTGCTTTTCATTGATTTCCATTAGTTCCATGATTTATCCTCCGTTTTCTTCTAGTTAAAAGCGCTCAGATAACCCAAGCGCTTCATTGTTCAATCTTTGGCTAGTATCCCACTGACTGCCATATCTCGGATAAACTGGCTTTCTATCTCTGCTGGTAGCTCTACCAAATCTAGTAACTCACCTAGTGCCTGTTTGTCTGTGCTGACAATCATTTTCTTTAAGGTGTTTTCGTATTGCTGTTCTAGATAGTCGCAAAATGCCACTCTTTGGGCTTGTGTCGGTGTTGCACTCAAAGCCATATAACAAGCTTCAGTTATCTGTGAGAATAGTTTAGCACGCGCTTCTGGGTGCTTATACAGTTCATAAATGTTCAGACTGGTATCCTCTGCTTGTAACTTTTTAGCTATTTCCATTAGTTTAGGAATATCGCTAGGCTCAATAGGTGTATCATCAGCCATATAATTTAAGCGGTGCTGTTCAAGTTCCAGTCTGTCTTTTTCCGCTTGTTCTAGGTAGTGGTTTTCAGTCATTTTTAGTCTCTTTTCTTGTTTTAAGATAAATTATGTAAACTTTTGCTATTTGTGACCATCTTTGAAAAAACTTGGTCACACCTTTTTATCTAGTAGTACCAAGGGTTTAGGTGGTGTCCTTTTTTTAAAAAAATAGTGATTTGTCCCATTGTTGTCCCCTTTTGTCCCATTGTTTGGAACAGATACGAGACTAGTAGTAGCAAGGGTTTGAGGGATGTTGTCCCTTTGTCCCATTGTTTTCTCTATTCTCTTATATATAACTATCAATATATATTTATATATATATAAACATTATAAAGAAAGGGACAACGGGACAGAATAGGTCTAACCCCTTATGTATCAAGCGTTTAGGGGTGTTCCATTGTTGCGATTTTTTTGGGACAACAACGGGACAATGGGACACTATCATTCTTTAACGATTGAACGTTGTGGGTTAGTTAGTTTCTCTCTTTCAAACTCATAAGGGTCTAATATTTGAATATCGCACGTTTTTGCTCGGACTTTTTTAATGACATAGTTATGAGTTGTCAAGTTTCTTAGACTTTTTGCGATTTCCTTACCTGCTCCGTATAGATTAGGCTTTGGAATACCCATATCTTCAGCGTAATTTTTAAGTTTCCGAGTGGCAATGAATACGGGAACAACGTCTAACTCATGCCAGCCGTTAGGGATGTATTCGTTTCTGATAAAATCAAGCAAATAATCATTATCTTCTTGGTATTCCTCTAACAAGTCTTTGACAGCCTTAGGCTCAATAAAATGAGTGAAAGGCTCTTGATTGACAGTTTTATATAGGACATATTCTAAAACGTCTTTATCTGCTAAGAACTCGTTCTTAATCCAAGGCTTTTCGATTTGACCATTAAAGTCAGCGTTAAATGGCACAATCATAATACGTCTATACCAACCTTTGGTTTTATTCCCACCATTAGGAATGTAGTTACCCGAAAAGATATTGAATAGCTTGAAAGTCGCTTCAAAGGCAGTCTTACCTTTTGGGTTAACCAGTACAGTGTCACCACTAGTAATGCTCATTAGATCAGACGGGTTTTTCAAGTAGTCGTTTGGTGCTTCATCCCCAATGTTACACACCTTACCTACAAGCGTTTCAAGATTGAACTTGTCGCTAAACTGTGCAGGCTTTAAAGCGGACACGTTACTTTCACCGATTAGATTGATAAGCAAGCGCTGAAATGTTCCTTTACCATTGTTACCGTCACCATAGAAAATAGCGAACTTGTTACGAGTATAGTTTGGGTTGATAGCCTCTAGTATAATTTGCCAAAAGAGGGTTATTAACTCACTATCGCCACAAGCAATAGAACTTAACCAATCATCAAACGTCTTACCCTCTCTATCCTTAGGGGTAAACTTAGGCGGATTGTAAGCAGTGGCTATCTTGCTGGTGATAATATACTTAGGGTCAAATGGTCGTAGTTCCTTGTTTTTCAAGTCCAAGATACCATTCTGCACTGGGACTAAGTTAGCACTTTCTAGCGGTCTGCTAATATTCGTCATGGTACGCACCATCATTTTTATTTGTTTCCAGTCGTTTGGCTTTATTCTGCTATCAAACGTCTTACACAAAATATTGAATTCGTCTGTGCTAGCAGTATAGATACCCTCATCGAGATCGTACAGATAGAGCAAACTATTATCGGGAGTGTTAGACTTGGTAATAAACGTAAATGTTACGATTTTACTCAACTCTTTAGCTACGGTAAAGATACTAGGAAGCGGGATGACTGTTTTCTCATTCTTTTTTCCCTCGTTAACTAAGTATTTATTTTCTGAGCGCCATAGCTCACCAGCTTGATAGATACGGTCTAGTAACTCTTTCATAGACTTAGGTGGCTCAATAGCCTTGCTTTCGTTAAGTTGCTCTTGCAATTCCTCAATATTAATTTCCATTGACACCTCTCTTTCTAATTTCTGACTTAACAATACTTTCAAAAGTCCGTTCCAGTTCTTGCTCTGGTAAAGGGTTATCTGTAACGCCATTAGCTATGGTTGTTAGCTCATAGGCAGTGGCTACGTCAGCATCAACCCACTTCGAAAGCAATAGACCTACAAACCTAGTTACCGCAACATTACGCCCGCCCTCGTCTCCAAAGCCATGTAATAGGGTATCTAGCACGCGCATGGTGATTGTTTTATTACCGCTCGGACGTGGTGTGTGATAGTGTGGTTTTTGACTAGCCATAACTGTATTTGCTACGGGGTAATCACGCCCTCTATTTACTATCTTTTCATAATCAGTAGGGTCTCCAGTGGTTACTGGTAAGCCTTGTAACTGCGACCATGTTAGGCTTGTACTGTCAAAAGGTAGCCCGATTTTACTTGCTATCTCTTGGACAGTCTGCCTATAGATTTGCTCGTTCATTGCGTCGCTAGGTTTCACCACAAGCCTATAACGTGGCTTATTAGCCGTGTGCTTAATAGTTGGGTAAATAATATATGAATAGCCATGTAAGGCGTTATCGACAACGCTAGGAAAGTCTATACTAGCCTCTAGCTCATCATAGTCCAAGAAAATCAAGTCACGGTAAATTAAACTAGCATTATTCCGCTTGTAATTGCCATTCTCGTCTTGTTTCACCTTGCCAGTAATACAGTAAGGGGCGGAACTGCGCTTAAAATCGTCTATATTTGTACCTTGTGGCACTTTCCTAGATCTAAAAGTTGCGATAAAGTCAAAGGGTGCTTGTTTATCGAATAAATGCAAGTCATTCCCAAAGCCCTTGCTTTCGTAGATAGGCATTAAATCACCTCTTTCTAGTTATACACGCCTAGAAAAGCTAGAATATCACTGACACGGTAATAGACTTTGCGCGTGTCCTCTACTGGTGGCTGATAGCGTTTAAGCCCAGCCTCTTCCCAGCGTCTTAGGGTATTATATTTAAGTCCTAACTCGTCCATAGCTTGCTGGGCGGTGATTAACCCTAACTGGTGTTTATCGAGCTTAGAATAGCCCTCTAGGGCTTTATCTAGTACCGATATAACCCCTTGGGCAAGCTCTTTTTGGTATTCTTCACTTAGAACTTGCATATTAGCCCCTTTCTAGTATTTTCTCGTAGTTAGTCACGTCCTCGATAGACATTAGAACATCGAGCCTTTTCTGCTCGTTCTTGACTTGGTTTTTAAGAGAAATAAGTCCCTCTAATAGTTCCTCTCTGGTTTCTGCTATATAGTAACCGTTACAAGTACCAACCCTAGCACCAATGATAGGAACACCATAGCGAACGACTAGGTTACTGATAGCGCTATATATTAGACGGGACTTGTAACCCGTGATAGTGGCTATCTCTTTGCCAGTCGTAGCGTTAGCACGTCCTTTCTTTAGGATTGCTAAAACTGCCATTTCTGCCTCTTGTAGTCTATTTCTTTTCATTGACACCTCTTTCTTGACTGCTTACCATAATTTGCCCATTCATCCACATATCAGTGGCGTCCATTAAAAATTCAAGCACACTTTCTAACTTTTTGCGGTCTTGTGGTGGGTAACAATCTAATTTATTTTCAAGGGAAAAAGCTAACATAGTGTTATAAGCCTCTTCAAGATCTAAGCCAAAGTTTTTAGCTCTTTCTGCTGATAAGTTAAATTTTTCGGTCATGATGTTCCTCTTTCTAGTTGTAATACTTGCCTTGAGATTGAATATAAGCCCCGTAGCGTGTGCCTACGTTGCGCGTGGTGTTATCTGTCACGGTATCAGCTTTAGGCTCTATATCAAGCTGAAAATAGCTTTTTTTAAGCCATAACACGGTTAGGGCAAGCATTAAAATGATAGCTAGGACAATAAACTGGCTAGCTGATAAATTTAATTCATTAGCCATGATTTACTCTCCTTTTTCCTCTGCCTCGTATGCTTTTAATTCCTCTGGGTTATCACATTCGAGTAGGTAAAAAGCAACTCTATCTAGCTCGTTAGAATAAATTTCTGCCATATCAAAGACTGTTTCAAGAAAGTTATTCATTTCATTGCGTAGTAGCCCATTATCTGCCCCTGCGTGCTTTGCGATCATAAGAGTGTTAGCATGGTGGCGTAGTGCTTGCAAACCAGACATGATATTAGTTAGGTCAGTGCCTAGGTTGTTAGATTGTTTCACTGTGATAGTGTTCTTTTTTTCTGTTTTCTTTGTCATGTTATTACCTCAATTCATTTTCACTGGTTATAGATTTTTTTCTGTGATGCTTTATCCATTTTTAAGAGGTAGCGCTCTAAGTAGGGGTATGCGATACCAGCAATTCATGGTATAATTGAGGTATCTTTATAAATGTTCTAAAACCCGACATAATATGGCTTGCCTGCCAGTGTGTTGCGTTTTAGTTGTGAATGTTTAAAGGCTTGTGAGTTTGGCGACTGCGAAGCCTTTTTTTGTTTACTTTTTATAAGTCATTATTAAGTCTATTTATACGAAACTTTATGCAACCTATCGTCAAAAAAATATATCTTCGATTGTGATATCTGGGAACAAATCTGCTACAAGTTTTTTGAATAGTAATTTTTCACCATCTTTAAAAGAAACGTTCCCGTTCTCCTTGTTATAGTAACTTTGAGGACTGATATTAAGAGCTTTAGCCATTTCTTTTTGAGTTTTGCCTAACATAGCCCGATAACCTCGAATTTTGTTCTTACTCATTATGTTTCACCTCCTTATAACTTTATGCAACTATGATTGTACCCCCTATTCGAAAAAAAATCAATATAAAACACGTAACTTTTTGCAACTTATTGTTGTTTACTTTTAAAAACGTGTTATAATCATCTTATGAGAATAAGGAGTGTTGTGTGTTCATGGTAAAAAAAATAGATAAAAAAGCAGTCGGTCAACGAATTAAAGAAATACGTTTAAAAAAGGGAATGACGTTAGAGGAATTCGGTGGGTTGTTTAACGCAGGGAAAGGTCTTGTTTCAAGGTGGGAAAATGGTTTATCTACACCAACCCCAGATAGACTTAAACAAATTGCAAAAGTTGGAGATCGAACCCTAGAAGAACTTCTATACGGTAATCGTTTTTTCTATATAGCTGATAGAATAAACGAACGTTTACCTAAAGAGAAAAAATATTTAACTGGACGTATACCTGCTCCTATTATTTTTGATATAAGTACCGAATTGGATCGTTATGGAATTTCCTTATCTGATATGGAAGCTGTTGACACTATTATTGATAATTCAATGGAAAAAATAGACAAAGACTTCGACGATACAACTATGCGTTTTGTCCAAACTATCAAAGATAATTGGGATATAGCTCCTAAAATTTATAATCGGATGGTTTCTGAGTGGGAACTTTTTAAAAAACGTTTTAAGGAGCTAAGCGAATTTCGCGATTTAATTTATTGTGATGATAAAAACGTATATTCTGATAATAACAATATTATTGAGGGGTATTATCATTGTTTAGAAGATGTAATCAATGAAGAATTAGTATTTCGTGAGGTGCATTTTCGTTCAGTAAAACTTGACGACTTTGACAAAGATAAACAAATAACTGACTATGAAGAAAAAGGCTTCTTTTATAGTTTTGTTGATCATACAAAAAAACCTATAAAAGAATATGAAACTGCTTTAGGTGTATATTCCCCTAAAGAACAATCTTTATACGTATCTGCTTGGTACGAAAATAGATTTGCAAACTTGCACTTCATGAGGAAGTATTTTGTTATATACAATAAAGAAGTATATATTACCGAATTACTAGAAGACTGCACCTTTTTAATCGACAATCAAAAAATCAGTTATGAAGATGTATATTACTTCGCCCCTTTATTAGCAGTTTTATATTGATTGTTACCCGCTTTCTAAAAGTGACTATGCTTACATAAACCAATCTAAACCCGATATAATATGGCTTGCCTGCTGATGTTTAGAAAGGTTTATCATGAAAATTAACGAGATAAAGAAAAAAGACGGGTCAACCGTCTATCGTGCTAATGTATATCTTGGTGTTGATGTAATCACTGGCAAGAAAGTTACAACTAAAGTAACCGCTAGGACAAAGAAAGAACTCAAGACCAAAGCTCAACAAGCGCAATTTGATTTTAAAGCTAATGGATCAACACGCTACAAAGAAGTAGCAATAGAAACATACGAGGAGTTAGCTATTTCATGGTGGGATAGCTACAAAAATACAGTTAAAGCTAATACAAGAACGACACAAAAAGGACTCTTAAACAACCATGTTTTACCGTTGTTTGGTGAGTTTAAACTGGATAAGCTAACCACGCCTTTAATTCAGTCCATGATGAATAAGCTGGCAAACAGTACAAATACTGGTGAAGTTGGCGCTTATCTTCATTACGGCAAAATTCATACCCTTAACAAACGTATATTACAGTATGGAGTGATTTTACAAGTTATTCCCACTAACCCAGCTAATAACGTTGTTTTGCCTAGAAACACTCAAAAGGATAAGAAAGCCAAAGTTAAGCATTTCAATAATGATGAGCTAAAACAGTTTCTTACCTACCTTGATAGCTTGGATAACACTAAATATAAAAATTATTATGATATCACGCTATATAAGTTCTTACTTGCTACGGGTTGCCGTATTAACGAGGCTTTGGCTCTCTCATGGTCTGATATTGACCTTGATAATTCGGTTGTCCATATAACAAAGACTTTAAACTGTGAAATGGAGTTAAACAGTCCAAAATCAAAAGCAGGTTACCGAGATATCGACATAGATCAGCAAACCACAACCATGCTGAAAAGATACCAACGCAAGCAAACTCAAGAGGCTTGGAAACTAGGTAGGACTGAAATAGTGGTATTCTCTGATTTCATCAATGCCTATCCAAATTATAAAGCAGTAGCGGGACGACTTAAGTCGCATTTTAAAAAAGCTGGGGTAAATAATATAGGTTTCCACGGTTTTCGACATACTCATGCTAGTTTGCTTCTTAATTCGGGTATTCCTTATAAGGAGTTGCAACACCGCCTAGGACATTCTACTCTTTCAATGACTATGGACACTTACAGTCACTTATCAAAAGAGAACGCTAAAAAAGCGACGTCATTTTATGAGCAAGCACTAAAATCTATCTAAAAGTAAGCAAAAAGGTAAGCAAATTAAAATTAGAATATGAATTAGCAGTCACAATCCCTTTATTTTCAAGGGGTTTACTTATTCTAATCAATAACAGTGGTATTCCTCTGCAGAATCCCTTGGCTTGGGAGGTTCGAAAATTTTACCCTCGGGAGTATGA